GCCTTGCAGTCCATGGGCGATGCCTGCGGCTTTGGCTTGCACTACTTCGACATCGACCAGACGGGCGGCATCCGTACCGCTACCGAGGTATCGAGCGACAATAGCCAGCTCATGCGGAGTATCGCGACGCACGAGAATGCCCTTGGGGCATCCCTCGCACAGATCAGCCGTGCCGTGCTCCACTGCGCCCGCAGTGTGCTCAGCATCTCTCTGCCCGCTGAGGGTGATATGCGCGTCATCTTTGATGACTCGATCATCCAGGACACGCAGGCCTTGAAGCAGCAGGACATGGCGGAGGTCACCGCGGGTGTCATGTCCCCCTGGGAGTACCGCGTCAAGTGGTACGGAGAGGACGAGACGACCGCACGGGAGCGCGTGCCAGAGCAGGGCATCGAGCCATCTATGCAGCTGGGGTAGTCCATGTTAGAGCCGGAGGAGATGGAGACCGCCGCGGGCGGCATGGATAGCGAGATAGAGGACTACCAGCGCGAGCTTCTCACGATTGAGGCGGCGGGACTACTCGGTGCCTCTACGCTCGCGGGCTATCATGCGGCGCGTGAGCGTATCACACGGGAGATGATGACGGCAGCGGCTAAGCATGCCCCGAAGCTGCGGAAGGCGGCAGCGCGTACCTACTCGCAGGCTCTGCGGTACTCGGCAGTAGAGGACGCGGAGGCGGCGCGTATGAGCGAGGGCGTCCGTCAGTATCACGTCGCCGAGGCGCGTATGAGGGCGGAGCAGGCCGCAGAGGCATTCCGCGCCGAGCCTCTAGCGCGTGAGATGGCACGGAGTGCATCTAATGACATGATGCGCCGCGCTACTGGTCTCGCGGTCGCCCGTGCCTCCTCGGGGGCGGCGGGCTATGAGCGGGCGGTAGCATCAGCCGTCGCCGACCTCTCCGCGCGTGGTGTTACTGCCTTTACCTACACCCGCGTCGTCGATGGCATCCCGCGGACAGTCCGCATGAGCGCGGACGCGTACGTACGGCAGCGGCTACTAACCGATATCAAGCGAGAGACATACGAGACGACACTATCTGCTGCGGGTATCTCGGGGGCTAATCTCGTAGCGGTGTCGTGTACGATCACGTGCCGCGATACTCACGCGCCCTGGGAGGGGCGGATCTACCAGCTAAACGGCTCGGGCAAGTATCCCAACTTCTACGAGCGGACTATGTACGTGTACGGGACAAACCCCAACTGGGCGGAGGGGCTCGGCGGATACAACTGCAACCATAGCTTCCGCATATGGCACCCTGGCATCAGGCGCGACGATCCGCTCAAGGACACGGGCTACACGCGGCATGAGGCGGCGGAGATCGTCGGGCGGCAGCGCACCCTAGAGCGCGGTATCAGGGCATCCAAGCGGCAGCGTGAGGTCATGCGCGCTAACGGTCTCGATACAAACATCGTCGGCGCACGGCTGCGGAGACAGACGGCGGCACTCAATCAGCTCATAGCGGATCACCCGCAGATACTGCGGCGCGAGATATGGCGCGAGCGCACCGGGGAGGCTATACGACGGGCGCAGGGCACCGAGGGGGTCGTGCATCTCGACGCCACGGCAGCGGCGGAGGTACGCAGGCAGGCAGCTATCACGCAAGCAGCACGAGCGGCGAAGCGCAAGCCGTATGCGTGGACTAATCCAGCGGTATCGGCGCTCGCTAAGCCCGAGGATGTGGCGCGCTATCTCTCTAGTAACTTCGGTATCGAGGCACGCGAGAGTTTTCAGGCGCTCCCTCTCGATACGCAGAGAGCAGCTACAGCAGGCATAGCGAGAGCCGTGGAGCTGTATGGGGAGATGGACGCGGCATATATCAAGGCTATGGTAAAGAACTACGAGAATATTGGCGCGTATACAACCACGCCCGGCACGATCCATATAGCGGAAAACGCGGATGATGCATACGCGGTCGGCCTGCATGAGGCTATCCATGCGATAGACGCATACAAAAGCTCGAAGATGCGTGAATTCGCTTCAACATCAGGTATAAGGGCGTATAATATCCATAGCAAGAAGGTGCTGGATGCGGCACTGAAAGACATGGGTTGGCGATCTAACTCGCGGAAATACTCCGATGAGTTAATGCGGATATTTTGGTACGAACCAAAAGAAGTTAAACGATATATTAAACAACCATGGGAGATCGTAGCGCACGCAATCGAGCTGAACGAGACAGGCAGGGCATCCGAATTTACTAAGGCAGTTGCGAGGAGGTTTGCAGAGAAATGGCAATAAATCCAAACAGAGAAAGACCCTTCTACGATGAAGAGGTCAAGCTATGCAAGGGATGGGCTGCGACTGACGGTGAGATTGACATGAGCGACTATGTGCATGAACACGGTACGCCAGAATATATAGAATATTACGATCGAGAGATAGAAGAGATGGAAGAACTTGACCGTAAATACCCCGATGTAATGTGGTAGTTAAGCCATGTCCTCCGACGACTTCGACGTGATTGTCTACAAGGTGCTCGCCTACATAATGGCGTGCGCTAAGGCTGATGTAGCCCCGAGTATCGCTAAAGCCCACGAGGTTTCAAAGGCTGGCAGCGTGTACTGGGCGATGATAGCCCGCTCGATGGTAGCCGATGGGCTGATAGTTGGCGTTAGCGTCGAGACGTACTACGACGGTACTAGTGAGGTGACTGCCGGTACAGACTTCGGCATCACACAGAGGGGCGCGCAGTATCTCCGCGACAACTCAGAAATGCGAGAAGCTTCCCGCCTTCTCGGTTCAGCCTTCACGGATAGCCTCCCCATACTGATAGAGGCCACAAAGGCGCTTCTGTAAAGCCCCGCACTGTCGGGGCTTTTTCATGCCCTCGTTTTGTGCGACACGTGCGCGATGATATACCCACACGGGGTTTTCTCTCTTTTACCCGTGAGGCGGGGCGCTTCTTTCTGCGCTTCTTTGCGCCCCGCCGCTCTCTCTTTAGAGGCGGTGTATATGAGCGAAGCAGATGAACAAAAGGCGGTCGTCGCCTATCTCAAGATGAGGGATATACCCTTCTACCACATCCCCAATGAGGCAAAGCGGAACCCTAAGACGGCATCGCACCTCAAGGCGCTGGGGATGGTCGCGGGTGTCCCCGACCTCTGTATCCCTGTAGCGCGTGGCATATACCACGGGCTATACATCGAAATGAAAGCGGGGCGGAATAAGCCCACGGAATCACAGATGCGCTGGCTGTCGCTGCTCCAGGAGCAGGGATACGCAGCGACAGTCTGCTGGGGAGCCGAGGAGGCTATCGCGACTATAGGCGACTACATGCGCGCCAAGGCGTAGAGAGACGGCATACAGACACCGGGGGGATGCTCAAATGGGCATCCCCCTTTTTTGTGCGACACGGGGCGCAGAATATGAGGCGGCAGGCGGGAGCCTATACCCGCGATAGAGGCAGCTGCGCCGAGACAGCACCATGACGGGCGGAGAGAACCGCCGACCAAACACCAAGGAGGAACAGGCATGGACGAAGAGAACGACAAGAGCACTGAGCCACAGGGCACCGAGCCAGAGGTCGAACCGCAGACGGAGCCGACGGGCGACAAGGGCGGGAAGCCTGACGCAGCGAAGGCCGCAGAGAAGTACAAGGCACAGCGCGACGAGGCACGGCAGCAGATTGCCGACCTTGAAAAGCATCTGGCGGAGTACGAGGGCACAGATGAGGCTATCAAGAAGCTTCAAGCCGAACTCGCAGCGACTAAGGAGAAGGCGGAGGCGGACGCTAAGAAAGCAGCGGCGGACGCTAAGAAGGCGGAGGCTGATCGCGTGAACTCCAATCGTCTGACGAAAGCGGGCTGTGTGGATGTAGATGTCGCTCTTGGTCTACTCGACGAGAACGGCGATGTAGACAAGCTCATGGAGCAAAAGCCTTACCTGTTCACGAAGAAAGGCTCGACGGGACTACCCCCGAGCGGGCAGGGCGGCGATGCCGCGAGCATCGCCAAGGCGCGTGAGGCCGCAGGTCTCCCGCCTATCAAGAATTAGGAGAAACAAATGCCTACCACATTCACATCACTGCCAGTTGCGTACTCTAACGCACTTGATGAGGTGCTTGTCGCCTCGACATATGCGAGCAAGTACGCTGTACCTGGCGCGGAATTTCTGACCGCCAAGCAGGTATCCGTACCTGACCTGAGCTTCGGGGCTTCCCCAGCACCTGTCGCCTATAACCGCTTCAAAAGCGCCGAGGGCGACATCAAGGTAGATCGTAAGGTCTATACGCTCGCCCATGACGACGAGAAGGTCTTCTACATCGACGCTGTGGACGCCATCAACGATGCTGCTGTGCCGATCACTAAGGCCATCTCGGAGTATCAGCGCACCATTCTCGCACCAGAGATCGACAAAGACTTCTTCGCGGTCGCCAAGGCTAAGGCGGCTACTAAGGGCACCACTGCCCTGACAGCAGCCAACATCAAGGCGGAAATCCGTAAGGCACGTACGCAGTTCACGCAGGCTGGTCTGCACGGTGGAGACCTCTATATGACCTCTGCCGCCCTCGGACTGCTCGAGGATGCGACGAACCGCCAGTGGTCGAATGAGACCAGCATCACGGATACCGTGGGCAGCTACAACGGCTTTAACGTCTACGAGGTTGCCGACAGCATCCTCGGTGCCGACTTTACCGCGATTAGCGGCGGCAACCGCACGATGCAGTACATCACCAAGCGCGCGGCTCTCTACCTCTTCGCCCCCGGTAGCCATACCAATGGCGACGGCTGGCTCGCGCAGAACCGCTGGGTATACGGCTCTATCGTCCCGGCTAACAAGGCTGCGGGCGTGTACACAAGCAAGAAGGCATAGTGAAGGCGCTTAGCTACAGCCGCTATCAGTCTCTCGGCGGGCAGCTCCCCGAGGCGTCGTACGATGCTCTCAAGCTGTCCGCTGCCGACCTCGTCCGCTATGTCGTAGGGATCAATCCCGTCACGGACGAGGAGGCTCTAGAGCGTGCCTTCATGGCGGCGCTCGGTGAGCTGTCACACGGCGAGGGTGGCTTTACTCTCGGGTCTTTTCGCATGAATGAGCGGACAGGGCAGGAGATGAACAACCGCGCTATCGATGCGGTTATGCGCGCCCTCACCGGTACGGGTATGTCATATGGGGGTATCGCATGAT